TTCAATAGAATAGAAAGGTAATAAAGTAACTAATATAAGTTAAAATATTGATACATAAGGCTTAAACATGGTTACCGTAGTATAAAAACATACGGTAACCTAACGGTTAACGGTAACCAATTCATACCCTGATGTAGCTATTTGGCTTTCATCATCCATCCAAGAAAATCCGAGATAGTGTTTCGGTACATCCACTGAAGGGATGAATTGACCTAAAGGTCTTATTTTTTTCTTAACCCAATTTGCAGGGATATTTTTTGCTAATTGAGTTTCAAATTTACGTTTAGTTAATTTTGTAACTCCTTCATCTCTGCACCATTCCTGATACAACCACCACAAAAACCTTGAAGGGAGGCGCGTGGATTGGAATTTAACAAACCACTCATTGACGAATGCCTTGACGGTATCGTTCGATTCTTTGAAATCCTCTAGGGCTTCGAGCGATGCTTTAGGTTCAATAAATCTATCGAATGAAATTTCAAGAGCTTTCTTCAAGACGTATTCCAAGACTTCTTCACGATAGATGTAATCATCTTTGATTGCCCAATTATCTTCTTTACTTGAAAACGACTTTCTAAAAGGTATAATTCCAAACCGTCTGTAAGTTCCGTTTGTTTTGTTTTTAAACCGTGGTAACTCATTTGTAGACTGGATAACCGTTTTTCTAAAAACAGTCGTATATGGTTGTTTGTTTTTTTCTTCAACCAAGACTGGTTCACCAGTCACCACTGAGTTAAAGTTTGAAGACTCATCTACATAGATACCAGCTTGGACATCATCTCCGATGATCACTGTCTTACCTTCAATCATCGATAGAGCAAAACGCTCTGAGAATTGATTGAGTTTTAAACTTGCTACGTTCCTCATTCCAACAAGATTAGTAATGAGTTGCTGAACCGTACCTTTACCGTCATTTCCCTCACCGACAAACCAGATTGATTTACGATATGAGTAATTACCATTTAAACTTGCTGAGATGACTTGCCAGATGAGTTCTACAAGCTCTTCATCTCCACTCATGAGGTCTAGTAACCAACTATCAATATCCCACCCGTCTATGACAGGAAATTTTGCAAAGTGGTCATATTCAGTACCAATAGTTGAGAATGCTACAAACTCATGCGTAAAACCTTGTAGTTTTTTCTCTTTTTTGTCATAAATACCATTCTTGACCAAGATAAAACGTTTAGGGTCTTTGTATTCTCCAATCGAGAAATCACATGAAAAACCTTCGTGTTGATTTAATCTTGGAGTAGATGCAAGCATGAATAAAACGTTCTTTGACTTAGCTTCACTAAAATTCGGTTCTAGTAATCGGATAATTTTATAAGCAAAGCTAGGGTCTTTATGATAATACCCGTGGTCTGGATCATAAATTGCCACACGTTCATTCGGTAGGTTTACGATATGTAAAATCTGTTCCATGCCTTGTGCTACTGCTAATTCAGTCAATCGGGTAGGTGCATTCTTGTTTTCTTCTCGTGTACCATACTGTGTTTCGTTCCACTTCACGCTTTCCAGCCAGTTTTCTCGATATTTTCGACAAGCCAACCGAATTTCTCTCCAGTCGTTCGCTTTTTCAATAAATGCTGGATGTTGTATGACTTTACTTTTGTATTCTTGCTTCACTGCTTCAATGTTCACTGCCACCTCGTCTATCCATCTCCTTTCTAACCATGCTTTCAAATGTTCTATCTACTTCATCCATTGGTAAGCTGTCTGAAGTATAGTGATTTGCTATTTTTGCAAGTAAATAGACTGCATCTACATCCACTCCTCTCATTAAGAGACCGCCAATAAAACTGGCAAGAGCATTATTTCTACCACCTTTATCCCCTAGACCGAAAACTACTTGCTCGAATAATTTTGCAGTTTTACTTGAAAATTCTCCTCGACTGTAATCGGTTGTGAAGTTAAGTGGTTCTTTTGCTTTTTTGGATGTTTGTAGGATTGCAACTATTTCTTCTGGTGCTTCAGCAATCACATCTGTTGTTTTATCCCAAACATATTTTCCTTTTGGACTATTGCTTGGTGCGACTAATACATAATTGTTTTTGTTTGCCTTGATATCAATACCAGGTTTCACACGAATATCTTGACTTAACTCAACCCCTTTTGGTTTTTTTAGAAAGATATGCTTTCCACCGCTAGGGGTTGTAGCAGTCAAGGTAGTAGGTATATACTGTGATAATTCCCACTCTTTTAAAGATTCATAACCATTCTCTGTGACTGATACATCAATATCAATCACAAAGAAATCGGTTGTTCTTACTGCAATATTTGCATCTGGTTGTTCATGCCAAAACCTTCTGATTTCATCCTCAGTAAATGTTTTATCTTTGAATTTAGTGATTGCACGTTTACTTTTCTTATCGATTGGGATGACTGAGAAACCTAATTTTTGATAATGAAGGGCGTAATCTACCATCCCAACCATAAGCTTAGAATGGCAAGTCTAAATCATCGTCTTGCTTTTGAGTAGGTTCTGTAATTGCTCCAGAGTATGGAGGCAATTCAGATTGTTCCATTTTCTTGATGTTCAAATTATCGTAGGTCTTACCGTTGTATTCTGACTGTTCATTTTTTACAGTCACTTTCAGCGTTTTACCAGTGATAAGACCTAAGAATTGTTCGATTGTATTTACTTCAACACCTTCAGGGATTTTAACCGCTTTAGAATATCGTTGCAAAGCCCACTCTGGATACTGAAGGGTTTGTTTATTGATCCATACCTTATCAAAGATTAGGTTGTTACGGAATTTCTGTTGGAAGTCGTCACGAATTTTCAAACGAATGTCTAAGAAATCCGTACCACTTTGACTTGCTGCCTGTTCTGCTTGAGCTACTACTACTTCATATGTTCCATCTTCGATTGATGAAAATTGTTCTGCTGCTTTATAATTTACTGAAAAAAGTGCCATGTTTATTATCTCCATAAATTTAATTCTTTTTGCTTGTGCCACATCCAACCTGGTTTGTAGCCATTGAGTATACGAAACGCTTTAAGTTCCGCTAAGTTCTTACATCTTGTGTATCTTTTTCCATAGGTCATTACACGACGATACACAATCGCTTCTTCTTTTTTGACCTCTATCTTTTCGCCTTGAATGGTAATAAATTCCATTCCTTGATTGATTTTTTCTAATTGAACATCTGATTTCTCACGTTCAATATCCTCAATCATTTTCTTTTTAATCACCTCTGCATTACAATACGGACAGTGACCATCTTCTAGTTGGTCTCTCCAAAACGTTGCGAAACATTCTTCACAAGTTACCGTTGACCTCTCAGATGTTTTCTTTGTCTTCTTTGTTCCATCAAGCGTCCAGTCCCTATCATCGTTTGGTAGACCGTGTCTAATATGGTTGCCAACGTGGTCAATTAAAATCGCACGTTTGCCTTCTCTTGGATTTAATGCCCTCATAGCAAATTGAAGATACAAGGAAAGCGATGCAGTAGGTCGTAACATGATACAAACATCCACGTTTGGTAAGTCAATACCTTCTGTAAAAAGATTGACATTAACCATAATAGTCAACTTACCATCTCTAAATGCTTGCATAAGACTCTCACGTTCGCTCTGTGAGGTTTTTCCACTAACTACACCTGATTGATAGCCATGCTCAGAAAATCGCTTAGAAACCCTCTCAGCGTATTCTACGCTATGGGTATATACGATAGCTTGTTTTCCTTTTGCTAATCGTTCGTAGTGGTCGATATAATCACCGTATTCTGTTTTGAAATCAAGTGCTTCATCGACTGAGTGGTTTGTAAATTCTCCAGAGCGTTTTTTTAGTTTAGCCATATCCAGTAGGTTTACTGAATAGTAATCAAACTCAGATATGTTTCCGTGTTCTTGTAACCAGCGGATTGACTTTCCTACGACTAAATCATCTGCTATATCATGAAACCCAGAGCCATCTAATCGAATTGGAGTTCCTGTAAAGAATAATTGAGTTGCGTTTGTGAAGTGATTTAAAATTGTCTGATATTGTTTTGCTTTAATGTGGTGAGCTTCATCTACAAGGATTACATCTACCTCAGGCAGCTTATTCAATCTACGTACAATACTTCCAACTGTTCCGATAATCACGTTGTCTAGGTTCACTCCTCCACGATTGAATGTTTCGTGGACTTGCTCATTAATTTCTTTCCTATGGCTAAAAAATAGAACTTTTTTATTTTTATCAGTTGCATTTTTAGCTATGAAAGACATCACGACTGTTTTCCCTGAACGTGGTGGTGACTGTACCATGATTTTACGATTGCCTGCCTTCATGGATTTGATAATGTCAATTATCAGTTCCTTCTGGTAATCCCTGAGCGAAAAGCTCATCTACCTTACACCCCTTCCTATCATCAAGACGGTTCTTAGCATATACGCTTGCAGAAGGTTGTAAGATAAACCCACGGACTTCTTCACCGTCATCTGTTGTCTTCTTAACTAGACGAGCAACCACATCGGTCAAACCAAGAAAATTATTCAGGATTTTATTCCGAATGTCTGGCATAGCCCTGTTGTAAATCATGCCATTCTCATCTGACCATTGATCTGATGTTTCCCATGCAGTAAATACAATCCGTTTATTTAACTGCAAAAGCGCTCGTAAACTATCTAAGATAGTGAAGTCGACCCTTTGGTAATCTGCTTGTGTTGGTACTCGATGGTTTTTCCCATCTCGTCCCAGATTGGCAAGGCAAGCTCTGAATAATTCAGAAACATTATCAACTACGATTGTGTCGTATGGCTTCCCTGCTCCATTCAGCAGTTCTTTAACCACTGATAACCATTCATCCCAAATCTTATGCGTATCAA